CTTGACAAAGGATAAAGTTCTGTGTTATAAATACACCAACGACTTACGAAATGTAACGTTGTGTGAACCCCTGCCGCTTGACCGAGACTAGGCAGGGTTACCAATCCGTCTCTCATGTCCTCGCCTGAGGGTGGCGAGGAAATAAGTATCTCCACCATTTCCCTGATGGACCTACTTAGACTTTCTAACAATGTCTGCAACTCTTACTCGCTCAAAACAGAATACTTCTTGGGAACAGTTTTGTAACTGGGTCACCAGCACCGACAACCGTCTTTATGTTGGTTGGTTCGGCGTCCTGATGATTCCTTGCCTTCTGGCAGCTACAATCTGTTTCATCATTGCCTTTGTCGGTGCTCCCCCTGTGGACATCGATGGCATCCGTGAACCCGTTGCTGGTTCACTCATGTACGGAAACAACATCATCTCTGGTGCTGTTATCCCTTCTTCAAACGCAATCGGTCTCCACTTCTATCCCATCTGGGAAGCTGCCTCTCTTGATGAGTGGCTGTACAATGGTGGTCCTTTCCAACTCGTAGTCTTCCACTTCCTCATCGGCATCTATGCTTATATGGGACGTGAGTGGGAACTCTCATACCGTCTGGGGATGCGTCCTTGGATCTGTGTAGCCTATTCAGCTCCTGTAGCTGCCGCTTCTGCAGTTTTCCTGGTCTATCCTTTCGGTCAAGGTTCTTTCTCTGACGCGATGCCCCTGGGTATCAGTGGTACTTTCAACTACATGTTGGTCTTCCAAGCTGAGCACAACATCCTGATGCACCCCTTCCACATGCTGGGAGTTGCTGGTGTCTTCGGTGGTTCACTGTTCTCCGCAATGCACGGTTCACTCGTTACTTCCTCACTGGTTCGTGAAACCACTGAGAACGAGTCACAGAACTATGGTTACAAGTTCGGTCAAGAAGAAGAAACTTATAACATCGTTGCCGCTCACGGTTACTTTGGTCGTCTGATCTTCCAATACGCTTCATTCAACAACTCACGCTCACTGCACTTCTTCCTCGCAGCATGGCCTGTTGTTGGTATCTGGTTCACCGCTCTTGGTGTTTCCACGATGGCGTTCAACCTGAACGGTTTCAATTTCAACCAGTCCGTTATCGACTCTCAGGGTCGTGTGATCAACACTTGGGCAGACGTGCTCAACCGTGCTGGTCTCGGGATGGAGGTAATGCACGAGCGTAACGCTCACAACTTCCCTCTGGACCTGGCTGCTGTTGAGAACACTCCTGTTGCTCTCACCGCACCTGCCATTGGTTGATAACAGAATAACAATATAAAGAACTGGGGTGGTAACACCCCTTTTCTTTGTCTCAAAACAACTTAACAAAACTTCAAAATGACTGCATCACTTTCACGACCTATTCAACAAAGGGGGTGGTTCGATGTTCTCGATGATTGGCTTAAGCGTGATAGGTTTGTTTTTGTCGGTTGGTCTGGCCTTCTCCTTTTCCCTACAGCTTATCTCGCTCTTGGCGGTTGGCTTACAGGAACCACCTTTGTTACCAGTTGGTACACCCATGGCCTGGCGAGTTCATACCTTGAGGGCGCTAACTTTCTTACTGCTGCTGTTTCTTCTCCTGCTGATGCTCTCGGACATAGCCTCTTACTCTTATGGGGTCCAGAAGCTCAGGGAGATTTCGTCCGCTGGCTCCAACTTGGGGGACTCTGGACTTTTGTGGCGCTCCACGGAGCCTTTGCCCTTATAGGATTCATGCTCAGGCAGTTTGAACTTGCCCGTCTCATCGGTATCCGACCCTACAATGCGATCGCTTTTTCTGGTCCTATCGCTGTATTTGTCAGTGTATTTCTCATCTACCCTCTCGGACAATCGAGTTGGTTCTTTGCGCCATCGTTTGGTGTTGCTGCAATTTTTAGGTTCCTCCTCTTCCTCCAAGGTTTCCACAACTGGACGCTTAATCCGTTCCACATGATGGGAGTCGCTGGAATTCTGGGTGGAGCTCTTCTCTCAGCAATCCATGGTGTAACCGTTGAGAACACACTGTACGAAGACGGTGAACAAGCAAACACCTTCAAAGCCTTTGACTCCACACAGGAGGAAGAGACTTATTCAATGGTTACTGCCAACAGATTCTGGTCACAGATCTTTGGTATTGCCTTCAGCAACAAGAGGTGGCTTCACTTCTTCATGTTGTTCGTTCCAGTCATGGGTCTTTGGACTTCATCCATTGGCATCATCGGTCTGGCACTCAACCTCCGTGCTTACGACTTTGTAAGTCAGGAGATTAGAGCAGCAGAAGATCCAGAGTTTGAAACCTTCTACACCAAGAACATTCTTCTGAATGAAGGTCTCAGAAACTGGTTGGCACCCGTTGACCAACCCCATGAGAACTTTGTGTTCCCTGAGGAAGTTCTCCCCAGAGGTAATGCTCTGTGAACTACCTTGCTCTTGTTTATTTCACTTGCTTTGCGCTCATCGCTGGCGCTGCCTTTGCGATGATGTGGGGTAACATCAAGTCCATCAATGACGAGATGAACAAACCTCAACCTAAACGTCATCCAGAAGCACCACAACCTGGAGAGGAAGTTTTATATGTTGACTTTTCAAAGTGATACCGTTTGGTTGGCAATGTTACTCTTTAGCATTGCCTTCGGTGTCTTATTATTTGTGTTATCGATATTACAAAAATAAATAAAGTTCCTTATACTCAAGGGGGTTCACACCCTCTTTTTTTATGTCATGACGGAACCTCATCTCTCCTGGTATAGACTTCACGAATTTGCCAGAGACCTTGGCAAATATAAGATCAGTCACAAAACTGTCACAAACAAGACTCACCAATCAGAGCAAATTGTGATAGAGTATAACCATCGTTTGAAAGACAAGTCTTAATGGAGTATTCTGAGTATCTTGAAAAGAAACGTGGTATCACTGAGGCAAAACAAGCAGCAACCCGATGTTGGGCAGTCGTCCTTGGACACCTCGTTCTCCCTCCTGTCTCCTCTCTTTACTATGCAGTGAAGACTAACTTCTGGAAACCCTTCTGGTGGGGCACAGGAGTCGCCGTGGCATGTGTTCCGCTGTCCATCGTTGATATGGGTATCACCATCAGTATTGCCCCTCCTCTAACTTCAGGTGCTATACTTATTACGAATGCTCAGAGCAAGCGCAGGAAACTGGAGATCTTTGACCCTGAGCAGGCAGATGCAATCGTTTATGAAAGGACTAACTCATGAAGGAAACTGTTCTCAAGCGTCTCGTTGATGTAGTCGAAGCACTCGAATGGGAGGTTGGAGACAACATTGTTGTTGAGATTGGTGGTACAGTAGTCTCTGGTATTCACCAACCTGACACTGCTAATCCTCGCTGGTCAACACCCTTTGGTGTTCGCAGGTACAACAAGGATGCGTTCATTGTTATTAAGAACCTTGATCGTGATCCTTTCTCCCCCTCTGAACCTAATCCTGATTTGAAACAAGCACATGAGTACACAGGACCCAGCACCAAAACTAATTGATGGGATCTTTGAAGTGGTCAAGGGACGTTTTCTCTGGCACTCCTATGATAAGGAGGGTAAGGGACTCGTCTCTGGACTCACTGAGGGGTCTGTAATTAGAATGACACACTTTTATCTCAAGGGTCTCCAAGAAGGATGGCCCGAACCTGAGAAGAAGTTCGCAGGAACAGTTGGAGGCAAACTCTAAATATGAAAAAGAAGTTCCCTGTGGACCACGTTATTCTTGAGGACAAGAAAGAGGTGTGGATGAAAGGCAGTAGTACCCTGGCAATGGGCATTCCTGCCATTCAAAAAGAGTACTTTCCTGGTTATAGGATTTGTCTCTGCTCACAGGAACACTTTCACAAACTTAAACAAGAAAACAGATGACCTTCACAGTTTATTCAAAGGACAATTGCCCTTACTGCACCAAGGTTCAACAAGTTCTCCAGTTGGCAGAACTGCAGCATGTGATTTATAAATTAGACACTGACTTCACTAGAGAACAATTCAAGAAAGAGTTTGGTTCTTCTTCCACCTTCCCTCAGGTGGTGGTTGATCAAAAACCTCTAGGTGGATGTACTGAAACGATTAAATATCTGAAAGAAAACAATCTGGTATAATGGAACAAGTCGATCTCTACAACATGTACGGAACCGTTGAAGAAGCCATTGATTTTGCTTTCGATGGCAAATTTGTTTTGGATATGTATGCTTACTTGAAAAGTTCCAAAGCAACAAGGAGAGATACCGAGGCATTTATTGAGAGCCCCACTGCTCATGAGATCAGCGATCTTGTGACTGAACTTGATGAATACCTTGAAGGAGGTAGTGATTACAATCACAGATTGCTTCGTGAATCCTATGGTCACATTCCTAAACCCCAGGCAAGGAAAATTAAGAATTATTTGTATGGAATTTTAGAGGGTGCGTGGAGGTACAGTCATGACAAAAGACCTGGAAGACGAAGGAAGTCTTCTAAATAAGGAAACCGACGAACCGAAAATTAATCGGGGTGTCGAACTCTTAATGAGAAATAAAAACAGGAGAAGAGAGGAACCCAAAACTTTTCAGTTGAAGTTTGGGAAGATGTTATCTCTCTTCAAGAGGGAGATCCATTTTCTTATTGACTTCCAACTGGATTTCAAAAGGAAACGATCTTAGGAGAAAGTTATGGAAGCACTGGCAATTACACTCACGTTGTCTGTTGTAATGTCAATCATGTTCTTCCTGTTAGGGGGTATGATCGGTTGGTTAGCACGGGACTATGTGTTTAGAAAACAAACAGAGTATGTTCCCATGCACCCAGAGATGTTTGATGAGAACGGACAGTTCATCCCTGAAGAAGTAATGTCTATCAGATTTGAAAACCCAGAGGATTTCTACACTACTGAAGACGAATAAACAAAACACACCAAATACACTAAACTGAATTTAGAGATTTTAAATTTATGGCATCGACGACAAAAGATCTTGACGTGGCACCCAAGAAGAGAGCACCTGCCAAGAAAACTGCTGCCAAGGCACCTGCTGCCCCTAAGAAACTTCCACCCAACCCTTTCATCCATGAGGTTCTGGACGTTGTAAGTAAGCAACGCACCAATGCGAAGAAGGTGGAAGCACTTCAACAATATGCCAGTGACTCTCTGAAGGCAATCCTCATCTGGAACTATGATGACACTGTTGTCTCCATGCTTCCTGAGGGTGAAGTTCCTTATGAGCGTAATGAAGTTCCTGTTGGAACTGATCACACTTCTCTTCGTAAGGAATACAGAAACCTTTATCACTTTGTGAAAGGTGGCAATGATTCTCTGTCGGGTCTTCGTCGTGAGAGCATGTTCATTCAGATGCTCGAAGGTCTCCATCCTTATGAAGCAGACATCCTGTGTCTGGTGAAGGACCATCGTCTGGAAACTCGTTATAAGATTCCTTTTACCGTTGTTCAGGAAGCATTCCCTGACATCCAGTGGGGCGGCCGTAGTTAATGTCGATTATTGTCCTACATGAAAACTGTGACCCATCCTTAGCAAAAGACAGAAGTCTTCCTTACACCGCTTATCTGGTGACGTATGAGAAGGATGGAAAGACTTGTTATGACATTACCATGTGTGGCAAGAAAGTCGAACTGTTTGATTATTATTGGGATCAGTACAGAGAGGGGTTGAAAACCTTCGAACAATCAGAAGGAAGAGTCAACCCCAAGATCTGGGAGAACCCTGCTAAGTCTAAAGGAAAGAAGAAAGCATGAGTGGATTTGGTGATTACAATGTAGAGTTTGAAGGTCTGGACATGAATAGTGACCAGGTTCAAGCACTTGTTAAGAAGTATAAGAAACTCAAGAAGTATCAGAAGTCCAGTCTCTTCGCAGTCAAGACCATGGATGGCACAGAGAACGTCATTTCCAAGATGGTTGAAGAGGCAAAGGATGCAAATTTGTAACTAATTTGACTAAATAATATTACTGGTGTTATAATACACCTATCGTTCAACTCCTTAGGGAGTCGCAAGTAAGTCGCGGAACGGATCGTTCAGATTATGGTTGAATTTCTCATCTTTTTGAATTTAATTACTCAAAGAGAACCTGTTGATCCTGCTCACTATCTTGATTGTGAGCAGTCAGCATGGATGCGAGAAAGGATCCTACGTTCAGAGTTGCTTGATGCCAGTCAAAAGCTGGACTTTGTGACAAGAACATGGGAAGGAACAGATCCTTCCTGTAAGGAAGACCATAATCCGCAAACGACTGAAGGAACGGGGCCTAAAAATCTCATTCTTCAGGAGCAAAATCATGAACACACTCAATCTGATTCGTAAGCAGATCGAAAAACAATCTGCATTGCATGACGCACAGATTCACGCCACCGCTTATCGTGGTGTCGATTATGAACTCTGTGGTCACGAACCATCTGAGACTCACGGCACTTTCTGCTATCGCGGACATACTTACAACAAGTAAGTATAGGTGTTATAATGGGAGGAGATATCCTCCCTTTTTTTATGGAAAAAGACAAACTTAAAATCATTGTGAGGAACCTCAAACTCCTGGTAGATGCATTGGAGTCTGAAGTTTACTCTGATGTGGAATCATATACCAACTATCAAGGACCAAAGATTTCAGATTACGACGAAGTATGGGATGATGATGATGGCTACCCTGACTGATTGGAGATACTCAGATCACAGAATGAAACTTAGAGAAGAGGTTCTTGGAATTCTGTTGAAGAACTTTGGAAGTGACCTAAATGAAGATGGGTCACCAAAACACAGCAGTGAATCCATTTATGAGTGTGCCCATGATTGGGTATCTCAGGGGAATGAGATCAGTGCTGGTGTGGTGGCATTTTATAAATCTTACTACACAGACTAC